CAGGATGTCCTAACTCACCGAAAGCTCTTTTCTTTTCTACGAATTCTTTGTTGTATCTATTAACTTCTTTTGCTAATACAGATACAGGATAAACTCTACCATTACGATTTTTTATATCACCTTGTAGAAATATACCACGAATTTTATAATCTTTGCCACTACCTTTTTCTTCGGTAATAACTTCGATATTTTCAGTAGTTTCTGTAATCAGTTTCATTTATCTTACCTCTACCATGATAGTATAACTATCACCGTTATTAAAATTTCTTGTACTGAATAATACATCACCAGCAGGTGAAGTATCAGCAGTTAAGGTTGCATTATTAGGTATTTCATTACCATCAGTTCTGAAATCAAAAAAACCAGAACCAGATAAAACAACCGCAGTCGCATTAGCAGCAGAAGTACCACTACCAGCAAATATAATCTCAACAGCCCCTTTTGGGTCTTGAGTGTTTATAGACCAGTACAACTTAGATATTTTCTTAGTTGCATCCTCGGTCATATAAGTTAATGCCGAAGCATCCATTTTAGTAACCAAAGTCTCACCACTACCATCAGATATATTGGTAAACTTCATTGTGGTTTTTTGACCACTTACATCAGCAATAGTTTGACTCGTTACCGTATCAGCCATAATATTATTCTTCTAACTTAGTTTCTAACTCTGCTATTAATATTTCTAGTTCTTCTTTTTTTGCTCTAAGTTTTGCCAAATCTTCACCATCAATTTTGCCGTTTTTATTCATATCAATTTTTTTCTGCTTATCAGAAAGTTCTTCTTTCTTTTTCATCATCTTATCAAAGTCCGAAGCTTCATCTTTTTTCTTCATCATATCTTTTTTAGGCATCATTTCTTCCATGCCTTTTTTTGTTTTATTGACCATATCCTTTTTAGGATCCATTTCTTCGTCTTTTTTATCTTCTTTATCTTTGATTGCCTTTTGTAAAGCAGGTGGTAGTTTCTTTTGACCAGCAGTTAATTCTGATCTTAAAACCTTAGCAGCTTCTTCTAGTAAACTTCTAGTCATTTATTCTCTCCTTACGCTGTGAATGTAGCGTCTTTTTTTAATTCTAAAATTATAAAACCAGTAGCAGAAGCACCAACTGCCTCTAAATCACCACTCGTTGCACCAGCGTTGGTTGCATTATTAGATATTGCAGGTCCGTCATATTTTCCAGTACCTGCTAATCTGATTGCGTTTGTATCTGTGGAAGATCCTTTGAATTGTATTTCTACTGATCCAGATAATGCCCACCAACATCTTACTAGACTTAGTTTAGCACCGTTTGCGTGTCCTGATAAAGCACTTGCGTCTAGAGCAGCCGAAGTTGCACTATCTGCTGAATGATCTAATTGAACTATAACAGTACCACCGGCACTACCAGCACCTGTTGGAATAGGGTCATCTCTTAATGTTCTTGTTGCGAATGCCATAATTCTCTCCTAATTACTATTTATACTATCGCAAAGTTTCTTTATCCAAATAAGCCATAATTTTAGACTTACTCACACCATATTGCTTTGCGACTCTATCAATATTAGTGTCAATTTTATCAATCGAATCACTCGATTTAAATAAATGATCTATCGCTTTTTTCATTCTAGGCGATAGTTTATTATATTCGGTAGATACTTTATGTTGTACTTCCGTTATCTCTTTTCTATACTGACTAAACTTCTTCAACATTCTCTTGATCTGCCAGTTTCTGAACCATAGGATCTTCTCCTGGTTCTGCGATTTCAGGTTTTTCATCACTTGGCACATCACTAGTTACCTCTATTTCTTGAGGCGTTTCGTCAGCAGGCGTTTCTTCAGGTTGATTCAACCAACTTTTTGCGACATCTGTTCTTTTCGTATCAAGAGCCGCTGAAATTTTACCTGCAAGAGCGTCTTTAAATGCTTTTTCAGCACCAATATTATCTCCTTGCGATAGAGAATCTACCATATCTTTAACATAATTTATATCTTTAGTTTCTGCTTCACTCATCATTATCTCCTTCTAAATTTTCGAGTGGGTCTTGAATAAGACCAACTTTAACTTCGTTAGCAATCTGACGATCAATTTCTTCAATTTCTTCATCAGTTTGTCTTAATACATTCTTTCTTAAAAATTCTACTGAAAAATATTTACCAACATAAGGTGTTACCTCATTAGCAAGTAATAATCTTTCTTTCAATAGTTCTGCATTTTTTAATTCTGCAAAGTGTCCATCTTTTAAGAAATCATATTGTATGTGGGATTTAATTGCATCCCAATCTTCTATTGTAATTGTTCCTTTTAAAACTAATTGTGTTTTTAATAAATCGTGGAATAATCCAGTAAATCTTTTTCTTAATCTTTGTACAAATTTAGAAAACTTTACTTCGTCTCTAGTTATTTCAGCACTACGACCAAGATTAAATCCATTATCTTGTTCCATTCTAGTAATTGGAACATGGAGTGCTTTATAAACTCTTTTCTGAAAATATTGAACATCTTGTATTTCACCAAGATTTTGTCCACCAGGTAGAGTTGTTATTTCTGTGCCTCGACCACCTTCTCTCCTAGGTAGCCAGAAATCTTCGAGCATCGACATATGTTTTCTGTCATCTCTCATTTCTCCTGTTGAGGCGTCATAGACAAGTTTATTTCTATATCTTGCCATGACATCTTTAAGATATTGTTCTGCCTTTATTTTAGGAAGATTACCAACATCTATATAGAATATTCTTCTTTCAGGTGCTCTTACTATTCTGTAAATAACAACAGCATCCTCAATCATTCGTAATTGGTTAACTGGTTTAATTGCTTTATGTAAATAACTTAATACTACATTTTTATTTTGATCAATAACACCAGAGGTACAATAAGAAATAGCATCAGTAGTAATTTTAATACCCATATTAGAATTAGGTGTAGTCATACCTTTTTCATTATAGACATACCACTCATTAACAGATTGTGTCATCTCAACACCAGTCTTGTTAGATCGCTGTTTCTTTATTTCTCTAACTTTACGAATTTTGCGAGGGTCAATATATCTTAGTTCAGTAAGTCCTAATCTAGGTTGATCAGGATTGATTACTTTATGATAATAAACTCTACCGTCTATATACCATCTCTTAAAGATATCGTGACCTTTTTCTTCAAACTGTAATAGTTTTAGAATTTCATCAAACTCATCTCTAATTTTAGATTTAATTTTTTGTGATAAATTTAAATTGTCTAGTGATAAGGAGACTGATTGGTCTCTCTCATCTGCTACTATTGCTTCATTTACAATGTCATCAATAGCAGTATCCACTTCAGGATAAATTGCAATTTCTCGATATCTTCTAATTAGTTCTTCTTCATTTTTTGCACCACTCTCCATATCGAGGTATGATCCAAAATAACCACCAGCCGATACCGTAGTAGTGCCATCATCAGCCGTAGGGACGGTGAAACTCTGAGGAGTTCCACCATCCTTAGCTTTTTGATTAGCTCGTGTTATTTGAAAGCCAAATAATTCAGCCATTAGATTTCCTTTTCATAATAATTTCTACTAATTATTTATGTGTTAAATTAAGTAGTAGTATCAGTTTCAAAGTATTGGTATCTGAATGTGCAAGTGAAAGTCTCAACAGCATTGTTGGTATCATATGCAAGATCAATCGGTGATAGTGATGTTGGGAAAAGACCTCTAAAAGTATAAGTCTTTAGTATTCCACCATTTCTATCTAATTGATCAACAAAAGCGTCAACTTGATAATCAGCAGGGTTTGTTAACCCTTCGTTATCAGTCATATTGTTCATTCCATTCAACCATCTTTCTAGTCCGTTTCTCACTAAGAAATCGGTGTCATTTAGAACAGTAACCGTCCAAGGTTCAAACTCTCTATCTCCTACGATATAAAGTGTTCTACCTCTAAATGGTATAGGTGTCTCACCTACTGTACTACCTGGTAATTGAGCAGCCTGACATAAGAAAGCCATTTGTTGCGTCTCACCACCAACGGCAGAATAACCAGGGAAAGGCATTGTCACCTTGAACTGATTGGCTCTAGCGCCCCCACCAGCGAGACGAGCTTTAAAGTCATTAATATTAGGCATTGTTTATTCTCCTCTCTCTAGTTTAAGCACCCGCAACTTCAGAAAAGGCTACGCCTGATCTTGTTGCGATAAAGTTTAAAGTTATGAAGTTAATTGATCTGTTAGGTTTAACAAAAATGTCTGCCCTAAACTCATTACGATCAATAACATCGCCAGTATTGTTAGTGTCATCACAAACAACTTGGAAGTCTGTGATTCCTCTACGACCTTGTACATCTCTTAGGAATGGTTCTACAAGATTTCTAAATTGTGCTCTTGTAAACTCATCATTGAATTCAAAGAGTTGAAATTTAGCAGCTGTAGAAATTGCCTTTTCTAGAGTGATGAACAATCTTCTAACATTGATACGATCAAACGCACTTGGTTTTGCCAATGCAGTTTTATCACCAAACATTAAAGTACCCTGACCTGGTAAAGTTACCACAGGATTTACTCTTGCACGATATAGTGTATCTCTTTGTGTTTGATTTGGATTGAAAGCAAGTTTTACTGCACCTCTGATTTGGCCTCTATTGAAACCGCCTGGTGAAAACCAACTGTCTGCAACATTGTCAGTTCTAGCACAAAGTCCTGCGATGTCACCACATAATGGTACATAT